ACGTCCGGCACGCTGGCCGAGGATGCCTCCGGTCCCGCCGCGGTGTCGGTACTGGGCAGCGGGTCGACACTGACCGTGACCACGGCCTCGTTCAGCCCGCCTGCTGGCAGCCTGCTCGTCGCCCTGATCCCGTCGAACGGCGGCGCGACCCAGGTGACGATGACGGTCACCGATAACCTCGGCACGCACCTGAACTGGCATGAGCAGGTCAAGACAAACGTCTCCGGCAACGACTACGCCGGGGTGTGGATCGCGGACGTCCCCGCCGCCGCCGGCCCGGCCGGGCCGGTGGTGTTCCCGCCTGACCTGTTCGCGCCGCTGAGCGGCGTGTTCGGCCCGAACGAGCCGTTCGCCCAGCCGTCGCCGGTGGTCCAGTTCCCCGCAGCGGCGCCGGCGGCGCCGCCGTACGCGCCGATGCCCGAGACGCCGTGGCTGCGGCACCCGCCCCGGGTGCCGCCGCGCGGCTGGGCTGTCACGCCCCCCGGCGCCGGGGCGGCGGCACCGCCGCCGTACCCGCCTGCTACCGAGTGGGGGCCGCAGCGCCGGTTCCCGCAGGCGCTGCGCTACCGGCGCGGCAGCGCGGCCGGGCCGGCCACGACGGGCGTGTCCCAGCCGCCCGCCCCGCCGCAGGCGCTGCGGGACACCAGGCGGCCGGGGAGAATCCCGCGCGCGAGGGCGGTGAACGGCGCGGAGCAGGGGATTTCGCAGCCCCCGGTCCCGTCGCAGGCTGTGCGCGACACCAGGCGCCCGCCGCGTTTCCCGCGACCGCGCTCACAGGCCCCGCCTGCCGCGACCGTGGCCGCGCCGGCTGTGCCGTTCCCGCCGCCTGCGGAAGGGGGGCCGCTGGCGAAACCCCGGTGGATGCGGGGCTGGCGCCGGGCCAGCGCGGCCGGGACAGCCACGACAGGGGTGTCCCAGCCGCCGGTCCCGCCGCAGGGCCTGGCCGCGCGGCGCAGGCCGGCCAGGTTCCCGCGCCCGCAGTCGTGGCACCCGCCCGTGCCGCCGCCGCCGTATCCGCCGCTGGCGGTGCGGGACACGCGCAGGCCCAGGCCGCAGGCCCGGGGCTCGGCCGTAGGGTGGGAACAGGGACAGCCCCAGGCCCCTAACCCTGGCGTGGGGCTTCCCGGTGCCGGCGGAGCCCGGCGACGGGCCATCCGCATACCTCGCACGGGTTCTGCCGCATCGTGGGCGCAGGGCGTGCCCCAGCCGCTGCCACCGGGCCGGGTTGCGGGGCATCTGCCTGGCAAGCCGGCGTGGTGGATGGTGTGGCGTTACCGCCGCTCCCCGGCTGCAGGCCCCGCCACGACGGGCGTGTCGCAGCCGCTGGTCCCGCCGCAGGCTGTGCGGGCCGCGCGCAAGCCCTGGCGGCCCCGTGGCGCGGCCGCAGGCCCGGCCCCTGCGCAGGTAACGGTCCCCGCGATCGAGGCTCCGCAGCCCGCTCAGGGCCGCCGGCGGCCGGCGAGGTTCCCGCGCTCGCAGGCCGGCTCCCCGCCGTCGCCCGGGTTCACCCCCGGCGCTGCGGTCCGCCCGCCGCAGCCCGGCACCATCCGCAAGATCACGTCTGCTATCGCGGTGCGGCGCGGCAGCTCGCGCGGCTACAACACCGGCATCAGCCAGCCCCCGCTCCCGCCAGCGGCGCTGCGGGACGCCAGGCGCCCGGCCAGGTTCCCCAAAGCGGTGACCTGGACGCCGCCGCAGGCCCCCCCCGGGTTCCCGCCCGGCAGCGCCGGGACGCGCAGGCTCCCCCCCCGGCAGCGCAAGCCAGCGGTCACCTCGGCGGTCCCGCTGCAGGTCGTGCCGCCGCCCCCGGCTGTGCCCGCCGTCGCGGGCACCCGCCGGTTCGGCCTGCGCTACCGCAAGGGACTAGTCCCGCCGGCCGTCCCGTCGCCAGGGTTCACCCCGCCGCCGGCAGTCCCCAGGCGGCAGATATGGCGGCCACGGTGGTTCCGGCACCTGCCCGGCCGGCGCGCCGTCACCGAGATGCCGGTGCAGCCCGGTGCCCCCCTGGTCCCCGTCCCGCCCGGCGCGACAGTCACCGACCCGCGCGAAGGCCAGGCGTTCGCCGCCCGCGACCCGCGCGAAGGCCAGGCGTTCGCCGCCCGCGACCCGCGCGAGGGGTCCAGCTCCGCCGCCGCCGGCCCGTCCGGCCGGGCGGGCGTGTCCGACCCGCGCGAAGGCACCGCATCCCCGGCCGCCGACCCCCGAGGGTCTTAGGATGGGCTCCATGCGACACGTCCTGCTGACCGGCGCGGCAGGGTTCGCCGGCTCGCACTGCCTGCGGCACATCCTGCGCAACACCGGCGCGACCGTCGCCGCCCCGGTGAGCATGGACCACAAGGGCACCCCCGAACGGATCGCTGCCGCGATGGCCGGCTTCCCCGCCGGCCGGGTGCAGGTCATCCCGGTGAACCTGGCGCAGCCGCTGACGACCCTGACGTGCGCCGCGTTCGGGAACCCGGACGTGATCATCAACTATGCCGCCGAGTCGCATGTGGAACGGTCGATCACCGGCCCGGTCCGGTTCGCCGCCAACAACGTGAACCTGATGCTGGTCATGCTGGAATACGCGCGGGGCCTGGACAGCCTGGACGCTTTCGTGCAGGTCAGCACCGACGAAGTGTACGGCCCGTGCGCGGGGCCGGCGCACGCAGAATGGTCACCGGTCGTGCCGTCCAACCCGTACGCGGCGTCCAAGGCGTGCCAGGAGGCCCTGGCCACCGCGTGGTGGCGGACCTACGGGCTGCCGCTGCTGATCGTCAACTCGATGAACATGTTCGGCGAGCACGCGCAGAACCCGGAGAAGTTCGTCCCGATGGTCATGGCCGCTGTCGCAGCCGGGGAAACGGTCACGGTGCACAGCTCCGCTGACGGGGTCGTGGGCTCGCGGTGCTGGATCCACGCCCGCAACGTCGCCGACGGCATCCTGCACCTGACCCGGGAGGGATACGCGAGCCGGTACGAGCCGCAGATGGCAGGCCCCGAGGGCGAGCCCAGGCCGGCCCGGTTCAACATCGTCGGCGACGAGCTGACCAACCTGGAGATGGCGCAGAAGATCGCCGCCGCGATGGGCAAGCCGCTGCACTACTCCATGACCGACTTCCACAGCTCGCGGCCCGGTCACGACCTGCGGTACGCCCTGGACGGGGCCAAGATGGCATCGGCCGGGTGGCGCGCCCCGGTCAGCCTGGACGACGGGATCGCGCGCATGGTGGCCGCTGAGATGGCGAACGCGAGGTAGCCAGATGCCCAGCCTGACGACGGTGTTCTTCCAGACGGTCGGCGGTGAGGACGTTGCGACGCTCACCATGCAGTTCCAGGCGGCCGGAGTACCAGCGGACCCGTCGAACGTGTCGTGCGTGATCACCGACCCGGCCAGCACGGCGACGGTGCACACCTACCTGGGCGCGGTTCCTGCCGACATCACCAAGAACTCTACCGGGAACTACTCCCTCAACATTCCCTCTACCGTAACGGGCCTGTGGTCCTACTGCTGGATCGGTGACCCCGCCGGCGGCCCGGCGTCGGACGTTCAGGCCGGGACGTGGACCGTCGGGCCGGGCACGCTCAGCACGTTCTACACCTCCCTCGAAGAGGTCAAATCCCGGCTCAAGATCACCGACTCCAATGATGACGACATCCTGCACGGCTGCATCCACGCCGCCGCGCGCGCCGTCGAAAAGTGGACCGGCCGGTTCTTCTACCAGTCGCAGCAGACCCGCACCTACCGGCCCTACACGCTGTACGAACTCCCGATCGACGACCTGATCACGTGCACGCAGCTCGCCGTGGACTACAACGGCACCGGCGTGTTCTCGACGGTCTTCGTCCAGGGCGTCGATTTCGAGTTGCAAGTCGGCGAAGACTACTTCAACCCGACCGCCGGCGGCGAGCAGCACCCGTACACGCTGATCCGCATCATCAACATCTCAGGCGGCCAGTGGTTCCCGTTCGTGTGGCCGTTCTCCCGGCTGGACCGCATCCAGATCATCGGGAACTGGGGGTGGCCGTCGGTGCCGTACGCGGTGACCGAGGCGACGCGGCAGACCGCGTCGGAGCTGTACAAGCTGAAAGACTCCCCGTTCGGCCTGTCGGGGACGTCGGAGTTCGGCGTGGTGCGCCTGCCGAAACAGAACCCGTACGTGCAGAAACTGCTGTCGCCCTACATTCACCCGCGCCGCCGCGTCGGGATCTAAGATGGCCGCCGGCCCGCAGGAACGCGACCGGCTGTTCACGATCATCGAGGCGGTGCTGCTGGCGTCGGTGGCGCTGGCAGCGGCCTGGTCGGGGGTGGCGGCGGCGCGGCTGTCCACCGCCGCCGCGCTGGACCTGGCGCGGGGGCAGACCGAGCTGACACGGTCGGTCCGCGCCGATTTCAGCCACGACCCGGCCCTGGCTGATTCGCTGGACGCCTCGTCGGGGGTCTTGCTGAAGGCCGCCGAAGCGGACGGCGGCAGCGCCGACGACTATGTCCGCGACGCGGCGCTGCTGGCCGGGGTGCTGTTCCTGACCGGGATCAGCGGCCAGGTCCGCGTCCACGGCGCGCGGGTGGCGCTGACCACGACCGGGTGCGTGATCTTCGCGGGGACGCTGGTGCTGCTGGCCGTCGCGCCCAAGCCGCCGCTTTAGCCGGGCGGGCGGACGGCCCGGGACAGCCGGGTCACCCGGTGCAGGGCTTCGGCGTGGGTTTTGATGTCGGCGGCGGCGGCGTTCACGTGCGAGGCGGCGAGACCGGAGGTGAAGAACCCGAAGATCGCGCCGACGAGCCACACGGGGGCCAGGGCCAGGCACGTGTAACCCCACCCGTTGGTCGGGGGAACGTCGCCGCCGACGGTGATCGCGGTCATCCACACGCAGTACAGGGCGTGCCACCAGGCGATGTGCTCGGCGGCGGCGAACCCCCACGCGTCCAGGCCGACCAGTCCTCCCGCGCCGAACGCGGACGCGATGGCGATCTTATGATGCCCGGTCACCGGAGCCTCCCGCGATGGCGCGCAGCTCGTCGAGGATGAGGCGCAGCAGCTCGTCGGTGGTGTGCGCTTCGAGGCCCTGCTGCTGGTGCACGTCGCACCACGGGGTTCCGTTGATTTTGTGCTTGCCGATGTTCCAGCATCCGTCGTAGTGGCAGTTGTGGGTTTTCCACAGGCCGCCGATGATGGTGCCGAACCCGAGCGTGGTGAGCATCATGGGGCCGATGCCTGAGTAGAACGCGTAGTTCTGCCCGGTGACGAAGTAGTCCTGCCTGGAGAACCCGAGCCAGGTTTGCCAGTCGTGGGGCAGGGCGAGTATCCAGGCGAGCATCCCGGCGACGATGAGCGCGATGCCGCCGAGGATGATCCACTTAGCTTTCATCCCCCCATCGTACCTTCCTCACTGTAGCGCAGAGGGCGCATGCAGGGGCGCTGCTATGCTCTGCGCATGGCCAGCCTGACCACCATACGGCAGGCGCTCGCGACCGTCATAGCAGTGCCCGGCCTGCGGGTGTTCCCCGACTTCAACCCCGCCCCCCCCGTCCCCGCCGCCATCATCTGGCCCCAGCCCCGCCAGGTCGAGGCCATGGCCGCGCTCGGCGGCGCCCGCAACTACATGATCCAGATCGTGCTGCTCGGCAGCTACACCGAGGACACCAGTTCCCAGGCCCTCATTGACAGCTACCTGGCCACCAGCGGGCCGATGTCGATCAGCGCCGCCATCGACGCCAACCCGACCCTGAACGGGGCATGCGACTACGCCAACCTGGACTCGGTCACCCGCTACGGATTGACGACCTGGAGCGGGCAGGACTATCTGGGCTCGACGTTCATGATCACCGTCGCGGCCAGCCTGCCGTAGCCGCGCGCTGTCTAGGCTACAATAAGAACCTAGGCAAGGCGTGGCAGGCGTGGCTAGGCGAGGCCCGGCAGGGCAAGGCACGGCACGGCTGGGCAGGGCAGGCAAGGCATGGCAGGGCTGGGCGCGGCGAGGCGGGGCAGGGCAGGGCAGGGCAGGCAGGGCGGGGCACGGCGTGGCAGGGCTGGGCCAGGCGTGGCAGGGCAGGGCAGGCAGGGCGGGGCACGGCGTGGCAGGGCTGGGCCAGGCGTGGCAGGGCAGGCGAGGCTAGGCGCGGCAAGGCGCGGCTAGGCTGGGCGCGGCACGGCGAGGCGTGGCAGGCATGGCAAGGCGGGGCCTGGCGTGGCAAGGCGTGGCTGGGCGGGGCGTGGCGTGGCAGGCGTGGCTGGGCGGGGTGTGGCGTGGCAAGGCTGGGCACGGCAGGGCAGGCGTGGCATGGCGTGGCTCGGCATGGCGGGGCGTGGCCCGGCGAGGCATGGCAGGGCGAGGCGTGGCGGGAGAGCGCCCGCCTCCGGGTACGGTCACCGGAGGCGGGCGCTTTGCGTAGCGCCAACGTTCCATATATGCTGGCCGTACTACTCCACATACGGAAGGAAGGCTATGCCTCCCAGGAAGACAACCGCCGGTCCCGGACAGCCCGAAGGAATCTTGCTCGTCCGCCCCGACATCAAGCACATCGAAGTACCCATCGAAGGGCTGTCCTCGCTGATCGTCCACGCCTGGAGCGAGAAGGCGATCAAGATGATGCTCGACAAGCAAACCAAGCGCGCCCGCACCGGCCGCGAAGCCAAGTCCCCCGAAGAGGACTACCGCTCATCGCTGTACGTCCACGCCGAGGGCTGGTACGGCTTCCCGGCCACCGCGTTCAAGAACGCGATGGTCCGCGCCGGAACCTACACCGACGACAAGATGACGTTCCTGCGCGGCGCGTTCTACGTCAACGGCACCAAGGACCGTGAGCTGATCACCATCGACGGCGAGCCCGCTCCCCGCGAGGACATGGTCCGCGTCGGCATGGGCACTGCCGACATCCGCTACCGCGCCGAGTTCGCCGACTGGTCCGCGCTGCTGCGCGTCGAGTTCAACGCCCGCGCAGTCTCCGAAGAGCAGGTCGTCAACCTGATCGAGGTGGCCGGGTTCAGCGTCGGCGTCGGCGACTGGCGGCCAGAGAAAGACGGGGACCACGGCCGGTTCCGGGTGACCCGGTGATCTACAAGTTCAAGGACACCGCCCGCGTCCCGAAAGGCGTCACCGCCAGCCAGGTGATGAATGAGCTGGACGCGATCGGGGAACGCTTCGGAAAACGGTCCCCCGACGTCGCCACCGACGCGGTCATCAAGGACCCGGACCGGTACCCGGCGCTGCGCGCGTTCGGCCCTGACAGCCCTGAGCAGGCGTTCCGCGACGCCATCCGCGACGGCATCACCTACGCCGTGCGGCAGGTCGTGGAAGACCGCGACGGCGACGGGCAAACCCGCGCGCTTTTCCTGGTCCAGGACAGCGACGGCGACCGGGTCTGGGAACCGATCAAGATCATCGCCGTGACCGAGCCGTACCAGAAGCAACTGATCGCCGAACTACGGCGTGACGCTGCGGTGTTCACCCGCAAGCTGAACACCGTGCTGGCAGAGATCGAGCAGGTCATCAGCGGCTAGGCAGGCGAGGCGAGGCGGGGCCGGGCATGGCTCGGCACGGCGAGGCGAGGCGTGGCCTGGCGCGGCAGGGCCTGGCGAGGCAGGGCAGGCGAGGCAGGGCGCGGCCTGGCGAGGCAGGGCAAGGCAGGCGAGGCGAGGCTGGGCACGGCCAGGCGAGGCCGGGCTCGGCGCGGCGTGGCACGGCGTGGCAAGGCAGGCTAGGCGCGGCTGGGCGGGGCATGGCTAGGCGCGGCGCGGCGGGGCATGGCAGGCTTGGCGTGGCAGGGCGTGGCGGGGCCAGGCTTGGCGCGGCCCGGCCAGGCGTGGTAGGGCAGGAAGCGGGGCGGTCTTATGATTCCATGAGGCTGCCCCGCCTGTCGTCTGCGTCAGGCGTGCACGGTTGGCTAAGGGAGCTAGCTCGGATGAAAACGCCTAAACGTGCAGTTATCGTACATCCCGGTCCGCAGTTCAGCGTGGAGGACGTGTTCCAGGGCTGGCACGAAGCCCTGTGCGAGTTGGGCGTCAGCACGATCAGCTACAACCTGGAAGACCGGCTGACGTTCTACAACTACGCCTACCTCGACATGGGCGACGAAGACGGCGACACCGGGCGCAAGAAATTCCGGAAAGCGTTTCCCGACCCGGCCGACGCCGCCGGCGTCGCGGTCAACCAGATTTACTCCACGTGCTACCGGTTCTGGCCCGACCTGGTCATCATCGTGTCCTGTTTCTTCATCCCCGACGACATGATCGAGATCCTCAAATCACGAGGGCACAAAGTTGTGATCTTGTTCACCGAATCGCCCTACGAAGAACCCAAGCAAGTCCGCCGCGCCGCCAACGCCGACCTGGCCATGGTCAACGACCCGTCCCGGCTTCACCTCTACGAGGAAGCCGGCATCTCCGCCACCTACATGCCGCACTGCTACCGGCCCATGCTCCACCACCCCGGCCCGGCCACCAACGGCATGGAAACCGACTTCGCGTTCATCGGCACCGCGTTCCCCTCCCGCATCGAGTTCTTCGAGAAAATGCAGGCCCTCGGCGCGTTCGACCAGATCGACGTCACCTTCGGCGGCTACTGGGGCAACATGGACCCCGCCTCCCCCCTGTGGCCGATGGTCGCCCACAAACCCGACGAATGCGTAGACAACGACATCACCGTCAAGTGCTACCGGTCAGCCAAACTCGGCATCAACTTCTACCGCCGCGAAACCGTCGGCGACGGCTACGGCGACGGCACCGCCTGCGGGCCACGCGAAATCGAGATGGCCGCCTGCGGGCTGCCGTTCCTGCGCGACTCCCGCCCCGAATCCGACGACCTGTTCGGCAAGATCCTGCCCGCCTACAGCGACCCCGAAGAGGCCACCGGCCAGCTCCGCTGGTGGCTAGCCCACGACGACGAGCGCGAGACCGCCGGCCTCGCGCTGCGGGCAGCGGTCCGGCCCCGCACATTCACCGCAAACGCGCGGCGGCTCCTGGAGATCCTGGACAAGATGGACTAGCCGATGGCTGCGGCAAAGCTGAGGGCCATCGCCTCCCGCACCTCAGCCGGGTAATACTCCACGACGAACCTGGCCAGATCGCTGACCCGCTGCCCCCTCGGCTGCCACGTCGCCCACAGTTCCAGGTTCTCCAGCCGGTTGTCAGTCCGGTCGCCGTTGCGGTGGTGCACGTACTCCCAGTCGTACAGCGCCCGGCCCAGGTGCTCTTCCATCACCAGCCGGTGCTCCAGGATCGTGATCGTCTCGTGGGACTTGCCGGTGCCGAACTTCAGCACGACGTAGCCCTTGTTGTTGACACCTCGGTAGCCCCGGCCGTCGGGTGCCCGCTTCAGCGGAGCCTCGGGGTCGCCGTGCCTGCGCCAGCGCACGTAGTGCTTGTTGCACCAGCCGCGACCGAAGACGGGGCCGTCGCAGCCGTTGATCTTGCAGGTCTTTCCGGGGTTCTTGTCATGCAAACCGCACATGCAGCCGATCGGGCAGGGCTGTCGCTGATGGCGTCCGCAGGTGCAGCCAGGCGGGCATGACCGGGCCTTGTGGCGTCCGCAACTACAGTCGGGCGCACACTTGCGACGGGGACTGTTCATAGTTGACAGTATATCCTCTGTCATGACGGCTATGGCATACTGATCGCGAAGGCCGCGCACCTCTCCGGAGGTGTCGCGGCCTTCGGTGCGTTCAGTCTGTCAAATCGGACATAGGCGGTGGAATCCAGAAATGGCACGCATTCACGGTAAGGGCGGTATGGTCTACATGGCCCTAGCTTCGGGTGGTACCGCCCAGCCTGTGGCCTTTATGACGGATTGGGACTTGAACTTTACGGTCGATCAGCCAGAAGTTACCGCATTTGGGGACACAAACAAGGTTTACGTCGCAGGTCTCCCGGATGCCTCGGGTGACTTCTCGGGGTTTTACGATGACGCGTCGCGGCAGCAGTACACGGCGGCTCGTGATGGTGTTGCGCGGGCGATGTATTTGTACCCGAACTTGCAGACGGACCCGAGTATGTACTGGTTCGGGACGGTTTTGCCGGACTTCGCGGTGTCGGGTGGTATCGCGGCGGCGATCAGCGTGAAGTCGAACTGGAAGGCTGCGACGGCGGTTATCAAGTATGACCCGGTCGCCGGGTATGGATGATCCGAGGCTGGCACGGTTCGGGCAGTTCACCCCGGAGGGTTCGCTTACCCCGGGGTATGGCGACCACTATTTGTTCATGGTGGGCCGCGACGATGTGCATTCGATCTTGCTGAGCTTGCTGACGTCGGAGACGATGGGGCTGAAGTTCAACATGTTCGGGTACGACGACCAGGATCTGAACGACGCGATCATGGCTTTGGTGCGGAACCCGGATGTGGCGGTGCAGGCGTCGCTGGACAAGTCGCAGGCTGGCGGGGTGCACGAGCGGGCGATCCTGGCCGCCGACGAGGCAGCGGACCCGGAGTTTTACAACTCGTTCGTGATCTTGCAGTCTGCGACGCATCAGATCAGTCACACGAAGGGCGGGGTGCTGACCGGGCAGGGCCTGGGGTTCGAGGGGTCGGCGAACTGGTCAGCGTCCGGTGAGGGCACCGGGATCAGCCTGAAACCGGGGCCGCCGGGGCCGGGGTTCAAGGCGCAGGACAACACGGTGCTGGTGTCGGCGAACCCGGTGTTCGTGTCGCGGTTCGGGGCGCGGCTGGATGTGGAGCATCAGATCGGGATCGCGCAGGGGGGCCGGCTCGGCGTCGCCGGCGCGCCGGCGCCGGGCGCGCCGCCGGCTTAACGGCACTTGTGTCCTGCGGCGGCGCGCGGGTTTAGCCTAGCTGTCGTGACCGAGGATGAGCTGCGCGTGCTGGGCGGCGCGGAGCTGCCCGCCGGCGTGGTGACGTTCGCCGGGGAGGAGTTCGCGCTGGCCGGCGACGGGCTGGCCGCGCTGATCGCGTTTGTCCGCGTGCCCGCCGAACAGGATGGTGAGGGGGGGACGTCGCTGGCCGCGATTTATGAGCTGCTGTCGCGGGTGGTCACTGACTTTCCCCGGTTTGAGCGGGCGGCGTTCAGCACGCGGGCGGGGATCGGCGAGGTGGGCGGCCTGGTCGCCCCGGTTGTGTCGTGGTATTGCGGGCGGTCCCACTGGCCGGCGTACCGGCTGCTGGGGTTCCTGGCGCATAACCTGGAAGAGATCGACGGGCAGCTTATCCGCGCCGGCCATGGCGGGGTGGTGACGCTGAGCGCCCGGCAGGCGTGCAACGTGGCTTTGGCGATCTGCCTGGACGGGCGCAGCGACGACGACCGGGACGCGTTCATGATGGACCTGAACTATGAGGGCGACGCGGCTGATGACGCGCTGGCCCGGCTGCGTGAATGGCAGCGGGAGCGGAAGGCGGCCACGCAACTGGACGCGGAGGTGCTGACCGGTGGCTGACGTGAGAATCGACTGGCATGACCGTGAGGCTGCCGCGTTCCTCGACGACATTGAGGGGTACCTGATGCCGTCGATCGCGTGGGAGGTGCAGCTCATGGCGGAGTCCATCGCCCCGGTGCGGGTGCGCCGCACGGGGGTGCCGAGGTGGGCGAAGCGGGGTTATGTGGGCAGGCCGGGCCGTTTGAAGGCGTCTACGGTGTGGTGGGAAACCCATGACAGCTACGGCCGGGTGTGGCGGGTGGGCGCGTTGTGGTATGGCCGGTTCATGGACCCGAAGGCCCGCCAGTTGCACCGGCTGCGCCCGTTCCTGGTGACGTCGCTGCGGACGATCGTGGACGGCCGGGTGTGGCACCTGCACCGCTGATCACTGCCCGGGGCGGGGCGGGTTGATGTCGAGGATCATGCGGGGCAGCGTCGAGGCGTAGTTGATGGCCTGCCGCAGCCCTTCGTCGCCGGGCCGGGGCGCGTACCCGCAGTGGCTGCATTTGAGTTCCAGCGTGGCCGCCTTGCCGCGCGGCTGGTAGCCCGCCGGCACGGGCAGCGGCCCGGCGTAGCAGAAAACGATGACGGGGCGGTGCCAGCCGCGATGCCCGCATACCAGGCGCACCATGGCTTAGGATGCTAGTCGCCGGCTGGCTTACCCGTCTGCGTACAGGCGAAGCCCGAGGGGACGGCGCGGGGTTCCGTTCCTGGCCGGCTCAGCTATGATGCTCTGAAATCCTCGGCCGGGCGCATCCCAGGGTCACACCGGGAGTTACCGGGGCCGGGGAGTTCCCCGGCCGGCTGGCGGCCCCCCGCCCGCCGGCCGGGTTGAACTCAGGGACGCGCGCGAGCACCGCGTCTGCCACAGGCACATCTGGAGGCAGGCCGCGATGAGTAACCAGCGCACCACCAGGCCCCCGGCCCGGCGCAAGCCGCCGGCGGACACGGTGTCGTTCATGGGCGCGACGTACAAGGTCGCCGGGAAGATAGGCATCTGGCCGCAGCTTCAGCTTGCGCGGGCCGCGCAGGAGGGTGTCACCCTCGGCGACATGCGGTCGCTGGCGGCGGTGCACGCCACGCTGGAGAACGTGATCGACCCGGCTGACTGGCCCCGGTTCGAGGCGGACATGATCGCCAAGAAGAGCGATGACCTGGAGAAGCTGCTGGACCTGGTGGGCCAGTGCGCGCAGGTGGTGGCCTCGCGGGCGGGCCGTGCTAACGGCAACGGCCAGGCCGTGCGCGGCGAGGTGATCACCGAGCCGTGACCGATTACGCGCTGGCCGAGGCGTTTGTACAGATTCGCCCGGATACGACGGGGTTCCGGGCGGAAGTTGAGACGAAGGTCAAGTCAGCGCTGTCGGGGTTCGCCCCCCAGATCAAGATCAAGATCGTCCCGGATGTTGCCGGGTTCGGCGCGGCGGTCAAGCTGGCGGTCGCCAAGGCCCTCGGCACCGGGACGGGCAAGGGCACCGCCCTGAAGATCCCGCTGAAGCTGGTCGCGGACGAATCCGACATCACCCGGCAGGTTGCCCTGCTCAAGGCGCGGATGGCGCAGGCGGGGCTGACGGACTTCCTGGACGCCGGGCTGCCGGTCGGGAAGATCCAGTACCAGATCGGGTTGCTGAAACGGCTGCTGGCCCAGGCGGGCCTGTCGGACTTCCTGGCCGTGAACCTGAAACCGGGTCAGGTGCTGGCCGGGGCGGAGAACCTGAAGGCCGCCGTGCAGCGGGAACTGACCGACGTGTCGCTGGGCGTGGCCCTGTCGGCCGGGGACATCGCTGCGCAGGCCGAGGCGATCCGGGCGCTGGTCGTGGCCGCGCTCGGCCGGATCTCGCTGCCGGTGACCGAGCAGGTGACCCCTGGCGTCGTGCCGCAGGTCACGGTGCCCAACGTGGGCGGCACGGTCCCGACAGGCACCCTGGACAACTTGTCCACCGCTGCTGAACGGGCCACCGCTGCCCTGGCGGGCCTGGACACCGAACTGGACGCCAAGGTCAAGGCCCTCGACGAGGTGAACGCCAAGACCGATGACACCGGCAAGAAACTCGGCCTGCTCGACACCCTGGTCATCAAGGGCGGCACCGGGTGGGGGGCGCTGACGGGGAAGGTGAAACTGTTCGGCGGCGCGCTCGGCGCGATCCCGATCGTCGGCCTGGCGTCGTACTGGCATCTGCTGACCGACCTGATCATCGAAACGGCGGCCGTGCTGATCCCGGCGACGGTGGGCCTGATCGCGTTCGGCGCGTACGGCGCGTCAGCGGCGACGACCGTGTACAAGCAGATGGTCAACGTGTGGACGGTCTCCAACGCGCTGAACAAGGCGATCTACCCGTTGCCGAAGAACTTCCAGAACCTGGCCAGCGCGGTCAGGCCCGAGGTGTTCACCTTGTTCGGCGAGGCCATCGTGGTCGCCACCCGTGACAGCGGCCTGTTCGCCAAGGTCGCCGCCGGCGTCGGCCAGGCCCTGGACCAGCTCGGTGCCCGCGCCGCCGCCGCGCTGACGTCGGGCGGGTTCGGGACGTTCATCGCCCAGGCCCCCAAAGACGTGATGCTTATCGGGGACATCCTCGCGAACCTGTTCGGCATCATCGGGAACCTGCTGCACGCCGTGCCGGGGTACGCGCAGATCGTGTTCGAGGCGCTGCGGAACCTGCTCGGCGCGATCGAGGCGGTCACCGGCAGCCCGCTCGCGCAGACGGTGCTGAAGTGGGGGCTGGCGTTCCACGGCGCGGTCGTGTACATCGGCCTGGCCGTCACCGCTGTCGCGTTCCTGGGCAACGCCCTGGTGGCCCTGGCCGCCAAGTTCGGGCTGGTGTCCGACAGCGCGCGGTTCTTCAACGCCACCGCGTTCGTGGGCGGCATCCAGCAGATGGGCGGCGCCCTGGTCCTGCTCGCCGGCGAGCTGGTCACCGTCGGGTTCGGCGAAGACGCCGCAGCGGCGGGGGCGCTGGTCCTGGAAGGCGCGATGGCGGCGCTGAACGCGCTGCTGCCGGTCCTGATCGTCACCGGGATCGCCGCGCTGGTGTACTGGCTGGTGAAGGCCAGCTCGGCGACCAACGCCTACGCCCAGGCGGTCACTCAGGGCCTGAGCAACACCCCGGTCACCGAGCTTCAGGTCAACCTGACCAGGGAACAGGCGCAGGCGGTCGGCGACCTGGCCGGCGCCCAGGCCAGCCTGGCGCACACGCAGAAGTTCGTGCAGGCCGGGAACGCGGCCACGGCGCACGGCATGCAGATCCTGACCCCGCAATACCAGGCACAGCTCGCCGCCGTGACTAACCAGCGGGCGGTCCTGGCGGCCCTCGGCCCGATCCAGAAAAACTACAATGAGCTGCTCAACGCGTCTGGGCACAACCTGGCGTTCGTCAGCGCGGCCGGGATCACCAGCAACGACATCATCGGCGCGTCCAAGTCGAAGATGGCGCAACTGGTGATCGAGGTGCAGGCGCAGGTGGCCCAGTTCAAGGCCCTGCAGCTTGGCACCGGCCGGACCGGGGCGGCGATGAACGCGCTGAACTACAACGCTGACACGACCAAGAACACCCTCGGGTCCCTTGACGTGGACATGGCCAAGATCGTCCAGGGGCAGGACGCGCTCAGCCAGGTCATCCTCGGCGGCGAGCAGGCGTTCATCGGGTTCGACCAGGCCATCTTGCAGTGGGGCGCGGACCTGGGCAAGACGCCGAAGGCGATGCAGGCCCTGACCGGGGAGACCGCGAAGGCGCTGACGGAGCAGTCGCAGTTCTACAACACGGTGCTGCCGGGGGCGCAGAAGCTGATCGACGCGCTGGAGATGCAGCTCGCGCCGACCAGCCAGATCACCGCTGCCGTGGCCACCGAGGCCAAGTACATGCTGGCCCTGGCCGGCACGAACAAGACCATGCAGGCCGTGATCATCTCGATGATCAACAACGCGCTCGGGCCGGGCACGGTCGGTTTCCAGAACCTCAACAAGTGGGTCAAGGCCAACTCGACCAGCCAGCAGGGGTTCCAGTCGATCGTCGCGTCCTCGACGATCAACGCGGCCAAGCTGGGCGGCACGATCAACCAGCTCACGCAGTCGATGTTCACCAACGACCTGATGATGTCCGCGCATGTCACCCCGGACCTGAAGGCGTACACCAACGCCCTGGTCGCGAACCACGGGGCGATCAACGCCCCGGCTGTGGTGTCGGCCCGGTCGCGGCTGATCCAGGACTACGAGAACGCGGGCCTGTCGTCGCAGGCGGCGGCGAAGCTGGTGGACGGGCTGACCGGCAGTTTCAGGAGAAACGGCGACGCGATCATGACGACGCAGGGGAACATGGTGACCTTGCAGCGGACGATCGACGGGCTGCACGGCAAGACGGTCACCGTCGATGTGTCGGCCACGGCCAGCGGCGGCGTGCACATCGACTCCAACGCCCCCGGTGCCAAGCCGTACTCGATTTTCTTTCACGCCAGGACGGGGGGCAAGGTGCCCGGCACGGGGACGGGTGACATCATCCCGGCGCTGCTGGAACCGGGCGAGGCCGTGATCGACCGCAAGAAAACCCGCGTGATGGCCGGGTTGTTCAAGGCGATGGGCATCCCCGGGTTCGCCGGCGGCGGCCTGGCCGGCAGCATGGGGCCTGCGGTTGCCATGTCGGGCGGCGATTCGGGGATCGACTCGGCGCTGGCCACCCGCGCGGACAGCGAGGCGGCGGTGTCGGCGCTGAAGAATTTCATCACCGGCCTGTTCCGGTTCCACGGCGGCGGCGGCGGGGTCGCGAACGCCATGCCCGGCGTGATCACCGTGGCCCGGTACATGATGCAGGCCGGCGGGGCGACCAGGGCGGCGGCGGCGGGGATCGGGGGCGTGGTCGCGGGCGAGTCCGGGGGGAACCCCGAAGCGATCCAGGGCGGCGGCGGCGGCGGGATGGGGATCTTGCAGTGGACGCCGGGCAGCTCAGCGTTCCCGATCCAGCCGATCATCACCGGGAACCCGCAGCGGGACATGGGCGTGCAGCTCCTGGACGCCCTGGCTTACATCCAGGACCGGGGCGGCATGGCGACGATCAACTCGGCGGGCACGTTCAGCCCGTTGCTGGCGGCGTGGCGGTTCTCGGCGATGGAAGCCCCGGCGGTGCCGGGGTCCGACATCCGCCCCGATGTGGTGAACCAGTTGTACGCGATGGGCCTGGACAAGGGCGGCTGGTGGCCGTCGGGGACGCTCGGGGTGAACACCAGCGGCAAGCCTGAGCTGGTGATCCCGGGTTCGGCGATGCGGCCGGCCAGGGCGGGGGAGAAACCGCCGCAGCCGATCGTGATCAAGATGGCCAGCTCGGGGCATTCCGGGTTCGACGATTTCATGACGAGCTGGCTGTGCAAGGCGACGGTGGTGCGGGGCGGCGGGTCGGTGCAGGTGGCGTTCGGGTCGCAGCAGGGGATGCATTCCTGATGGCGATGTTCCCGCTGCCGGTGTCGGTGGAGCTGCTGCTGAACGGCACGTGGACCGACATCAGCCAGTACGTGTACCAGCGTGACCCGGTGCAGATTACCGGGGGCCGGTCGAACTGGGCGGATACGGTGCAGCCGGCGAGCTGCACGATGACGCTGAATAATGCTGACGGCCGGTTCACCAACGGCTACCCGGGCGGGGCGTACTATCCGTACCTGACCCGTAACACCAGGATCCGGGTCGGGGTCACCGCGACGTCGAGTTCGGGGAATTTCTACTCGGGGTACCGGTTCATCGGCGACGTCCCCGACTGGCCCCCGCAGTCCGACATTTCCGGCAACGACATTTACGTGCAGATCACCGCGTCGGGGCCGCTGCGGCGGATCAACAACGGCGCCGACCAGGGGTCCGCGCTGGAACGCTACTACGCGTCGCTGACCGGGCCGTTCGCCCCGATCGCGTACTGGCCGTGCGAAGAGGACAGCAACACGGTCCCGGCCGGGTCGGGTGACATCGGGTCGGCCAGCGGCGGCCCGTACATGGTGATCACCGGCACGCCGACGTGGAAAGCGGTCGCGTTCGACGGCAGCAACCCGATGGGCGTGTTCAACAAATCGGTCTGGACCGGGGTCACCGGGACGTTCAACAGTTCCGGCGACGACATTTACCTGGTGCCGGGCACGTACATGTGGACTGCTGGCACGACCACCGTGAACGCCAAGGTGTGGGCCGCTTCGGGCGGCGGCGGCGGCGGCGGCGGCAACGGCGGCGGCGGCGGCGAGTTCGCCCAGGAGACCACGCTGGCGGTGACGCCGGGTAACTCCTACCCGGTCGTGGTCGGCGCGGGCGGCTCGGGCGCGGCGGCGTCGAAGACGAACGCGTTCAGCGGCAAGGCCGGGGCCAGCTCGGTGTTCACCGGGGACGCGGTCACGGTACGCGCCCACGGCGGCCCGGGGGGGCAGGGGTCGGGCGGCACCGGGTCGGCCACGCCAGGTGGCACGGGCAGCACGAACACGGTGCATTTCAACGGCGGCACGGGGGGCGTGGGCGCGTCGGGGCACGCCACCGACGGCGGCGGCGGCGGCGGCAGCAGCGCGGGCACCGCGTCAGCGGGCAACGGCGGCGGCAACGGCACCTCGGGCGTGGCCGGCGGCGGCGGCGCGGCGGTGACCGGCGGCGGCGCGGGCGGCAACGGCGGCTATTTCGCGAACGGGTCACCGGGCGGGTCACCAGGCGGCGGCGGCGGCGGGGGCGGGTTCAAGTTCGAGACCAGGCAGAACTACGGCGGCGGCAACGGCGCCAACGGCAAGGTCGAGCTGGTGTACACCCCGCAGTCGGTGCCGGCGTGGAACGTGGTCCGCTGCGTGGTCCTGGTCCCGCCGCACGGCGGGCAGAACAGCTCGGTGCTGCTGCGTGCCACGTCCAGCTCGACGACCCTGGCCCGGCTGGACGTGATCTACGGCACGGGCGGGGTCCTGGCCCTGCACGGGTTCAACAGCAGCAGCAGCCTGGTGGTCAACAGCGGGAACGTGTCATGGAACATCGACGGCCAGGTGGTCATGGTGTCGGTCGAGTTGCAGCAGTCCGGGGCCAACGTGAACTGGGCGATGCGCGCGGTCCTGCCCGGCAGCTCGACCCTGATCGGCTCGGCGACCGGCACCCTGACGTCGGCGACGGTGGGGAACATCACGCAGATCATCGCCAACCCGAACGGCAACCTGACCAAAACGGCGATGGGTCACATCAGCCTGCAGTACAGCCTCGTGCCGCTGATCAACGTGTCCAGCCACCTCAACGCCCACATCGGCGAGATGGGCATCGACCGGTTCATCCGGCTCGCCAACGAGCAGGCCATCGACAACGTCCCGGAGTTCAACGAGACCAACGACCACTGGTCGTTCGAGGACAACACGGTGCAAGGGTTCACCGGGGTCAACGGCGCCGTGTCGGTCTCGACAGCGGTCGTGTTCGCGCCGAGCACGCCGTGGGGGCCGTTCACGCCCAACGCGACCCCGGCGAACCCGGCCCAGTTCCAGACCACCACCGCCAACGCGGCCGGCATCAGCGCCGGTGACCGGTTCCGGTCGGCGCTGAACCTGGGCCAGATCCTGGTGGTCACGGCCCTTGACCCGCCGTCGGGCGGCAACGTGCTGGTCCATTTCCAGCCGATGGCCGAGTCCGCGCTGGTGGGCACGACCGATTCGGTGATGCAGGACCAGGCGTTCGGGTTCGACCCGAACATCGCGCCGCAGTGGCCCACCGAGGGCGCCAGGTCGCTGCTGCTGACCGCGACGGGCGGCGCGGGCCAGTGGTATGCCACGTCGCCGACGGGGGCCTCCGGGCAGCTTGTCAACGTGGGGGACCGGGTGTCAGCGGCGGCGGACATTTACACGCCGACCGGCCGCAACGTGTTCCTCAACATCAACTGGTATTCGGGGGCCAGTTTCCTGTCCTCGTCGGCGGCCACGTTCGCGAACCCGGCCGGGGGGATCACCCGGCTCAGCGTGCACGGCGTGGCCCCGGCCACGACCGACCATTTCAGCGTGGCGGCGGGCAGCTCGGACACGGTCGGCTCGGGGGTGCTGCTGTATTGCGACAACGTCGTGGTGCACCCGATGATGGGGGCGCAGACCGCTAAGGCGTACGCCGAGTTCCTGAAAGAGATCCAGATCCTGGACCAGGGGCTTCTCAAAGAATCCAGGGTGCTGCACGGCCTGGGCTATGTGACCAGGATCGGCTTGTTCGCCCGGCCGGCGCAGGTCACCCTGAACTACCTGGCGGGGACGGTGTCGCCGCCGTTGCAGCCGGTGTACGACGACTTGCTGACCGCGAACACGGTGACCGTCAAACGGTACAAGGGCACGTCGGTCACCACCAGCCTGACCACGGGCACGCTGTCGGTGCAGGAACCGCCGGCGGGGGTGGGGAAGAAAAAGAAAACGCTCCAGGTGGTCGCGCACGCCGATGAGCAGATCGCGGCGATGGCGTCGCAGCTTCTCGGGCTGGGCACGGTCTCCGACGAGCGTTACCCGCAGATCACGGTGGACCTGACCCGTGCGTCGATCCCGGGTAACGCCCTGGCGCCGCTGATGAGCGCTGTGGCGCTGGCCGAGCCGGGGGACAACATCACGATCACGAACCTGCCGTTCTGGTATCCGAACACCACCGCCCGCCAGCTCATCATCGGCTACACCGAGACGATCTTCGTGCAGCCGCGTGAACCGGGCGGCGGGTGGCTGATCACGTGGAACTGCGTGCCTTACTCGCCGTACCAGACGATCAGCTCGGCGATCAGGAGGTGGTAGCCGGTGGTCACCGTCCCCTACACGCTGGAGCAGGCGAGGATCGACGTGGCGACGCTGCGCGGCCAGGTGGACCTGCTCAGCGAGATCCTGACCCAATCCGACGGCGCCATCACGCCTAACACGCCGGCGGCGGCCGCGTTCAGCATGTACGCCCTGGCCGGGTTCCCCCAGTTCCTGTCCGGCGGCGACGGCAACACCTACGCGGCCGGGCAGAACCTGCTCCAGTACACCGGGGCGAACCTGACGGTCAACTCCACGTCGCAGTCCATTCCCACGGGGATGAGCTGCCCGGTGGCGTCGGGCGTGCCGTACGCATGTTTCGGGTCGGTGATCGCCACGCAGGGCGGGACGGCTGCGCAGCAGGCGATCAGGCTGTCCGGCCCGGCGGCTAATTTCGTGTCGGGGAACTGGCTGGTGTCGAACTACGGCGACTTCGGCGCGGCGGGGATCGCCAGCCAGTACGGGCTGATCGCGGCGACTACCACGGACCTGATCACCACGTCGGCGGGGGGCGGTATCGCGGCGGGCAACTCGTTCGGCTGGATATGGCTGGCGATCATGAAGTTCAGCGCGGCGGGCACGTTCGGCGTGGCCGCCCGCTGCGTCACCTCGTCTACCGACACGTGGACGTTCAACACCAACTCGTGGGCAGTGGTCATGCCGCTCGGCTGACCGGACAGGAGAAACCAGATGGCAGCAGGTAACCAGCCCACCGTCGTGTCAGTGAACAACACGCTGACCAGCCTGGCCGTGCAGTTGCGGAACGTGATGGGCACGATCCGCGAGCAGCAGACCCCGATCCAGAACATGGGGTCGGCCGGGCTGGTGGCCCTGGGGTTCACTTCGGCTGACGCCGCGTCGGTGCTGTCGTTCTTCGGGTACATGAACTCGGTGGAAGAGGTGTACTACGGCCAGCTCCAGCAGGGCGGCACGGGGGGGACGGGGGCGACGCTGTTCAATTTCGACAATGCCCTGTCCGCTGTGTGGGGCGGCCAGTAAACGACCTGCTGCCTGGTCATCGTGGCGATCTGGCTGCTACTCTGCCGCCATGCTGCGGCCGGCAGGGCTGATACGGGGATCACCGTGACGACTCCGGGCAGCGGTGAGGCCGGCTGACGGCTCCGCAGGCGGCCCCCCCGGTAACCACGCGGCCGGTGATCGGGGGGGTTCCCTCATGCCGGGTTAAGTGCTACTGTCCCGCCTGGTGCCCGTTTTTGCGCGCTCCATGCTCCCGAGCGCTACGCAACAACGGCACCGCGCGCGTCTTGCCCCTTTGGATGGGGCAGGGCCAGCCATCCGTCCCCACGGAAGGAATTACCGACCATGCGCGCACACGCAGCCGCAGCCATGATGGCAGGACTGACTGGCGTCAGTAGCCTGGTGTCCGGTTCGCCGCTCGCTCACACAGGGCCGCCATCCCACGGCCCTGCCCCACGAGCGGATCTTACCTCCCCTCCAGCCAGCCAGGACAGGGGAGGACTCCCCTATTCGCCGGCCAGTTCCGCTACCCGCCTGCCGGTCCTGTACACCGTCCGCGCGGGAGACACCCTCGCCAAGATCGCGGCAGCCCGGCTCGGGTCAGCGGGCCGCTGGCCCGACCTGTGGTGGTGGAACCGCGACAAGATCACCAACCCGGACGTGATCACGACCGGGATGACGCTGGTGATCTACCGCTGGCGCCCGCCCTACGCGAGCTGGGAGCCGTACGTCACCGCCCAGGCCCTCGCGGCCATCCCCAAGCCCCCCCCGCCGCCGCCGCCCGCTGCAGCACCCGGGCAGGCAAGCCCCGCCCAGGCCGCCGCACCCGCCGCACAGCCGCAAGGTGGCCAGGTGGCCACCGGCACCAGCGTGTACGGCGTCCCCGCGTGGGCGTCGCAGTGCATCATCAGCCACGAATCCGGGGGCAACCCCGGCGCGTACAACCCGTCATCCGGGGCAGGCGGCCTAGTCCAATTTCTGCCCAGTACTTGGGCTTCGACCCCGTATGGGGCGGAATATCCGGGTGGTGCGCAGACCGCCCCGGCATCGGTGCAGATGGAGGCATTCGCCTGGGAATGGGCTCAGGTCGGAATGTCCGCTTGGGGCCCATATGACGGCTGTTAGGAAGGAACTGGTACAATGACTTATGCCAGTTACAGGGAGTCAGCCACAGTCAGAGATCAGGATAGGACAGCGGTTCAGCCGGGGCGTGGTG